TCATACCGTCAATTTTTCGATCAAATCAAACATCGAGATATGGATGCGCTCCTCCTTGTCGAGCTTGTCGATTTGTTTGCGGATCACTTCGAGCTCTACGGGGGTGAGTGATACAGTAAGAGGTTTTTCCTCTTCCGTGTTCCATCGCACTTTATCTCCTTCGGAGCGGATGGCCAGGCGGCCGGCTTCCTCGCTTCCAATTTCTACTTTTTTCATGCAATTTTTGGCATGCAGTAAGTCGGTGAAATTTCCTTGTTCGGGTAACAATTGTAGGAATTGAATGCGTTCTAACACGCTCAATTCGATGGTGGTGTTTTTTTTGCTCATAACAATTCGATTAATTTGGTTTTCAGTGTTTTTCTGTTGGTTCCCTCGATGGTGCGGATTTCGGGGTTAAAACTGTCGTTCAGGGTCAGCGAGTCAAGGATGGCCGCCGCTTGTATGTCGGTGTTATTCCACGTGGAGGTCAACACCGACACGTGGGATGCGATCATCTGCTCTCGCTCACTCCCCGTGATGATTTTGCCTTGCTCGTTGTGCAACCCCAGTGCGCGCACATGATAACCCAACGAATCTTGTACGTCGGCGGGCGTGTATTCACTCAGGCGGGCCAGCAATTTACTAATCACCTCTGCCTTGTTGTCCCCCTGTATCGTCGGGGTACCGTCTGATTCCTTCGCTTCTAAAGCACGGAAGAGATTGTTGATGCTTGTTTGATTCATATTATGATTGTCTTTTTTTTAAGGGGTGGAATTAACCACCCCCTTAATAATTAGTGCTGTCTATTAATTAATAACCAATAACTTCCGTCCCAAACGAACGTCATTGAATCCCCCTTACCAACTTGCTGAGCATTTGAAAAATTAATCCATGTTCCATTATTGTCATAAAACCAATAGAAATAGGGGTTACATGTTGATTCATGGTGATTTCTAAGCGTTATAATAGTACCCTTTCCCGAACTTACTGTTCCAAAGTAATCATATATGTCTCCGCTTTGTGGCAGGGATATTTTTGAATCATAATTTGTGCACTTAACATCAATGATGGAGAATTTAAGGTAATCCACACCCAATGTATATGATGTGGTAGTGATAGTGGGGTCAGCATATCCAACCATCATAGCACCGTTAATTTTAACAGCACCATACAATTCAACTTGTTTCTTCAATGTAGAATCACTGGTATCAACAGAGATTCCTGAATTATTATTCCCAAACCGAACCCACTTTCGGCCTGTATTCCCTCCACCTGTTGCTATTGTTGCAACCTGCTCTCCATCACGGAAGAACTTGATTCCACTACTACTCTCATATTTTGCGGAACTCTGAAAGAATGAAATCCATGAGTTATCCGTATTTGATGTAATCTCGAACACATTACTTGATAACTTATTGTTTGTGAACGTGAACCCTGCAATCTGATTGGTTAATCCTAACTTGAACACACTACTACCACTCACCACACCATTCAACCCCCAGTCACTATCACCATCAATTCCATAACCCATTCTGACATAGTTTGACGTGTCCTTGTAGGCGTGAAACATCTTATAATTGCCTTCATTATACAACCCAAGACCGGCACCAGCACCCCAGTCAGCACCAGCCCATAGACGGGTTGCCGAGAAATTGAACCCTGCGATCAGTGCTATTATTTCACCGCTACTTGTATTTTTTGATATCTCGAACAGTGTTTGATTATTGTGAAAGAAATTAAAACCTATCTTACTATCCCACGCCACACCGTGTCTAAGTATCTTTCCCATTGACACATTACCATATACACCAGCACCATTATTCCACGCTGCATACATCCCAGGAAAGTCATTGTATGATTCTTTCCCTATCGCAACACCTTGACCATTAGAGATGTTGTTGAGAAATGATTCATCGCCACCCAGCATCCAATCATCTTTGATTGTGAAATTAGCTATTCGACCATATTTGGCGACAATACCACCCGTTAAATATGCGTTTTCGGCATATAACCCAAAGCCGCTGAGTTGTCCATAATTAGCATCAACAATCCCGCTGAGTTGTCCCAATCGTGCCTTTGTCCGCTTATTACCAAGTACATATGTACGACCGTCATATGTCTCAACGTACTCACCGTGGATGATGTAGTTGTGGATACAGTACCAGTTAACGCCATCTGCGGATACTTCTGTTTTAGTATGGTGGTAGGTGCGATTGTCATAGTAATAATGCCATACTTTAACCTTTTCAATATCATATTCTACTTGCAAATCAACAACAACATACTCATCACCACCAAGTGATTGTGTACCGCAAGCCTCCCAATTGAGTGAGTTATTGGTTAAATTGGATGGATTAGTTAGTGTATTACTTCCCCATGCTGGTTTTTGATAGGCTTGATTAACTCCATTATAATCAATTGCTTGAATCTCTATCCAGTGATTACCGCCATCAATGCTATTACCACACATCCAATCACGAATATATCTTATCTTGTTGGGTGCGTTAATTGTTGTATAGTCACCATCAATTACATCCATAAATGGTGCTGATTGGTCTGAGCTTGTCAAGTATAATGCGCCTTGTCTATTAGTATCTGATACAGATGAGATTCTGACAAAATCATAGACTTGTCCAGCAACTAACTGACTATCACCTTCTAATAGTGGTTTTTGAAGGCCGAAGCCTGAATTAGCATAACCACTCAAGTCTTTAACGATACCTACCAATTTCTTTACATTTTTCCCATCAAAAACTTGACATTGAACAATATCACCTTCTCTGAACGGACGTGGTGAACGACCTCCATCGTCATCAAATGTAAAATCGTAGAAACTACCTGATTTTACATAAATCGCCTTGCATGAATCACTCACCCATAGTGACCCGTTCGTTGCTCTAACCTGATTTACAACCAATTCATATACATTCATTGAACCTCTCACATAGAGATTATCAACGGTTAGTGTGGCTTGGGCAGTATTGCCGTATTCAAGCTGCCAACCCATACCAGCGAAACCACTTGAATACGATATGCTTGATAGATTATTTTGAAATCTTGACTTGTGAAGGAAGTCTATTTGCCCCAGACCAGATTCAATTATACGGCTGGTGAAGTCTCCTGCATTATTTCCGTAATGGAAATCAATGTAAGGGGTTGATGCATGGTATATTTCAATTCCACCACTATTATTCAAAACAACGCCACTTGCCCCGTCACCTGCTGTTATTGTGTTTTTTGTCACCAATCGTCCATCGGTTGTGAGTGATGCAACGTTCTGACCGTTAGCACGATTGGCGAATATCCAACCCCATGCCGTGCCATCGTTGTTCATGGTTAGATAGGTTGCATGTTTATCGGACGCTGTTGGAATGTGGCCATGGCCACCAAGTACATTGGTGTTTGCGAAGAACATTCCATAATTTATAATTCCATTTACGTTGCTATAACCATCCCATAGACTGATTCCAACGGGGCTATTACTATTTGTTTTTGCAATCCCGATACCGCCACCTACCAACAGATTACCAGCATCCCCCATAATACTAACGCCTTGACTACCTAATTGGATAGCACCAACCGTTTGATTCTGTTCACCATATACCCCAAGGGTGTTGGGCACATTGACATCATATAACCCTACATCATCACCGCCTTGGAGAAACTTACCCCCATTGACAGGAATTGTAACACACTGATTGAATGTCCATGCCCCAGTTATAGTTGCGTTCTCATTGTACTTAGGTCTGTTATTAATCTGACCTTGAATTTTTTGAATGGCTGCCAGTATCGTATCGGATGCCACAACTGCGACATCGGTGCCAACCACATAACCGGTTAATAGGGCATTGAGAATATTAGCACCGGTCATGATTTGATTACCGTCGATGTACCACACCCCGTTGGTGTTACTGCGGTAAAGGCGTGATAACACAGTGCCGCTGTCGTTGCTGATGGCGATGCCGGGATAGGCAATGGATGTGGGGGCATGGAGTTGTCCTCTGAAGGTGAGTTTCGGTTCAATGCGTTCGACACCTGCGGTTCCCTTGATTTCAAAATATTGCCTGAAAAACGCACTCGCCGCACTTCCGGCTATCGACGACGATTTCTCCGTTGCCGACTTGGCCGTGTTGATGGCTTCCTGCACCTTCTTCGATATCTTCTTATCCCAGCGCTCTTCGAGGATGTTGCTTATTTCGCACTTCACCCGGTAGGGGTTCGCAATGTCCTTCTCAATTGACGTGATGCGAATCTGGCGGTCGATGCCCAGCGCCGAGTCAATTATGCGCACCACATCGCCCAGGTTGAGCGTGATGGCATTGTTGCGCAAATATCGAGGGTCGAGGTCAAGGCGGTACTTCACCCGCAGCTTCGAGTAGTAAGCCATCCAGTCGGCTGCCTTGGCTGCCAGTTCGGCTTCGGCCGCTGCCACGTAAGCCGACGGCATCATGATGTCGATAAACGTGAACTGGTCACCCACACGGGGCATGAAGCTCGCATTCGGCCACACCCCGCCAAACTCATCGGTGTAAGTAATGAGTGTGATGGTGCGAGTGGCGTGGTCGTAACTCTTAATCTCAAATTCCTGCGATTGCAGATCGCCCGACTTAAAGAACACCTTACCTGTGATCCCCTCCATCAACTGAAGTTCCACGTCAAAGTCAATCTGCGGGCAGGTAAAAGAGTGGGTGCGGGTAGTCGTGTTGTTGCTCACCGTGGCGATCGTACCTGTGAAGTGCGGCCACACATCCTCAAAAATCACCTGCTTCTCCACCACTTTGGCAAATTCCCCAAAGTTGTCAATGCGGTTCGTGCCTGTGGCAGGGTTGGTAAACATCAGGCGGGTTTCACCGTTGCGGTAGGTGTAGTCGATGTTCTTTGTCGATCCCCAAAACCAGCCACGTGTCACGGTGTTGTCGCTGTCCACATTCTCGCGGGTAAGCTGGTACAACCCTTTCCCTTTGCCGTGCTCGAATACCAACGACGTGGCGGTTTCGTAGATGTCGTAAAAGGCGATTTGCTTACCGATGACCACAAACTCCACGTCAAAATCATCGGCCAGTCGATTCATTACCGCCCGGCATGTCTCGCCGTCAAAGGTCATCAATTTGCGCTCGGTGGTGGGGATGCTCCCCTTCGTCCACCCGCTGTCAATGCCGTTGATGTTTTCCAGCAACACATCCACAAACCCGTTCAGGTCGTCAACAAGGGCAAAGTCACCACGACCCGTCACTGGTTGTTGAAACAACTTATTGAGCAGGGTGTAGATGTTGGCTTCAAACACGAGCCTGAATTGATACTCCACCTCACTGCGTTTCTCAAGTGTGGCAGGTTGGTTGAGGTAGTAGTTTCGATTCTCGAAGATGATGTAGTCCCCAATCTGCACCGGCATACTGCCTGTGGTTTGCACCACCTCCATGGTGATTTCATCAACCCCCTGCATGTTGCGCTTGCACTCGGCATTGTCGGCCACCGGGAGGGTGGTCACCACACTGCCGGCTCTGTATATGTTGATGTTCATTGTACCTCCCTGAATTTAAGTGTGAGTTCGGCAAACACCTTCCCGTTGATGATGTTCACCCGCTTGCAGTTCACCCCGTCTCGCACGTATCCTTTAAAAATAGAAGAGTCGGGGAATGTCACCGTTCTTGTGCCGGCACCGGCCAGTAAGCCGTAAAGCTTTTGCAGCTTGTTCCAGAAATCGGCTTTTGCGGTGCCTCTCAACAGGCATTCAATGGTCAATTCTCGTGCTTCTCGATAGGTGGTGATGGTGTAGAAAGCCGTCGTGTTGACCTCGATTCGCTTAGGTGTGTCGAGATAATCAGATGATTTCAAGGCGCTCAACCCAAAGTCCTTGAAGTTGTAACCGTCAATCCTCCAGCCCGTGCCCCCTGTGGCGCCCGATGGTGTGCCAAACAGTACCGTTTCCTGCCACAGATTCACTTCCACGGTCGCCGCCTGGGCGTTGACTTTCGTCACCTTGATGTCGTCCTTCAGGATGACGCTAAAGCTCGAAAAGTCGGTGCCAAGCGTGAGCGTATTTGTCTTGAGGTAACTCGCAAACGCATCCACAACGGTTTTAATTGACCCCGTGGCCAGTGCCCTGATGGTGATGGTTCGCCCGTCAAACACGATGTCGGCAGCATCGGTAAAGGCTTCGATGCTCGTGCCCCAACTGCGCTCCGTGTCGCCTTTGCGTTTTGGCATGTCAAAGATGCCTTTCACGCTTAGCGTGTCATCCCACCGTATCGGTTTCAACCCCCAGTAGGTGAGGGGATGTGTGTTGATCGTGATCATCCTTCGCCCCTCCGGTTGTTTGATGTGTTGGTTTTAATCGACCTCAATTCTGTTATCGCATTGTTGAGCGCTGCCACCGTCGCTTCTGTCGCCACGGCTGTCCGTCCCGTGTTGAGCTCTATGGCGATCATCTGATTCAACTGCTGCACGTTGTTGGCAAGGTTTAGCTGCATGTTGTCGCGGATGCTGCGGGTGTCGAGGCTCATCACGTTGAACAGCCCGGCCAATCGCGAAGCGGTTTCCTCGGTCATCTCCTTGCGGATGCCTCCGGCCAAGCCGCTTTCGGTGGAGTCGGTGTCGGAGCTGAATAAATCCTCTCCGTACATGTTGCGGAAAGCATCGGTGTAGATTTTCATCCCCTTTTCAGCTGCTTCGGCTGCCGTTTGTGTCGCTGCATTAATGTCGTCCTGTTCGTCCTGTGTTACCAGCCCGTCAGTCATCGCTTCGCCTATCTTCGTCACTATATTGGCTGCCGCTGCCGTGACATATGTGTTTTTGAACGATTCAATCAATGCGTTCTTCATCGAGTCCTTGGTGTGCTCGGCCAAGCTGTCGGCTGCCGATTGGCCGTTTCGGAATCCCTCAACGATGGAATCGGTGATGGCATCGGTTGTGGTTCCGGAGGCTTCTTCGTAGAACTCGGCAAGTTGTTTTTTCTTGGCTGTATATTCGTCGATGAGATTTTGTATGTCTTCCAGATTCTTAACATTGAGACCATGGTTGACCATTTGCTCCACAGAGTTGTACTCGTCAATATTCTTCTTAATCTGATTGATACCAATGGCAAACATGTTACTACCCGTCAGATCCTCCGTATTGTACTTACCTCGTCCTTCCATTAATCTGATCAAGTCTTCGGCTCCTTTGACGGATACTTGATATTGCCCTAGTTCGCCAAACTTAATCTGTGTTGCTTTTGCCTTTGCATCTAAGTTGGCAATCTGTTCTTCTATTAGATTCTGTGTGTCTACCTGCGCCTGCGTCCTGTCAGTGCCCGAGAGTGTGTTCATCAGTTCAATCTGATATTCCAACGCTCTGTTTTGAAGCTCGTATTGTTGTCGTGTGTTCTCGGCTCGTCGGGCAGCTTCGGCCTGTTTGGCGGCTGAGTCGTCAAACAGTGAACTCACTGTGGCCATCACTCCTACAGCTCCAACGGCTGCCCCTAAGTAATCTCCACTTGCCATTCCTGCCACCACATTCCCCACATTTCCCACAATATCGGCGGTCGATTGCAAGGCCTTCCCCAGTTCTTCATCCATCTGACCGGCATAGCGAGCCATCTCGCTCATTGCGTTGGCGCCTTCGATGAGACCGGCACCAATTTCGGCCTTACTCAGCATACCCATTTCTTTCCGCAACTTCTCTGCGTTCAGCTTTGCTTTCTCTGAGTAGTCGGCGAGCTTCTTAAACTCAAGCGGCACAGCGGCGCTTCTCTTGATATCCGTCACCTTCACTTTTGATGTGTCGGTGTTGCCGGACATTGATTTAAAGTCTTCCTTCCCATTGAGGATGACGCCTCCTTTGGCGGCTGCCTGGTAAATGGCGGCTGTGGCATCTACATTCCCTTTGTGTACCTGTAGCTGTTTGTTGAGGTATGCTTTGTAATCATCCCCCTGCTTCTTTAAGTTGGCATAGTATTTTTCAAGTGCCTTTTCGTCCTCGGGGCGGGCGTTTTTCATCGCCTCCACGTAGTCGTCGTAGGCTTTCTTTTGCTCGGCCAATGTCTTGCGGTACTTGTCGCCGTCGTAGGCATTGTCCTTATCTTCACCTCCCGTTTTGCCGTCTTCCACCTTTGGGGGTTCCGTTTTGTCAATGATGCCAATTTTTTTTAAATAGGCATCATAAGTGGCATTCAGGTCTTCCATAGCCTTTTGCTCTGACTGCCGCGCATTGATTGTTTCGGTAACAGCATACCCCAGGTCAATCACGGCTCGATCTGACCCTGCTATGTTTATGCCATTTTGACCTAATTTCCCCCATATTGATTCAAAATCGAAACGCGCCCCTGCTCCAATGTTTGTCTTTGATAACTCCTCAATATATGCATCTATGGCAGCAGATGCCGCCCCTTTTGCTGCACTTGACGCAGATGTCTTATCGAAAATCTTTTTGAGCGACTTTGAATATGATTCTTCTGCTTCTTTTACAGCATCCTTATAGCTGGTTAATTCCTTTTCCTGCGATTTAAGCGCCATGTTTTTCGCAATGGCAACCGTCGCGGCTTCTTGTGCTTTCTGGATATCTTCTAACGAGGATTTTTCAGTCAAAAGATTTCCTAAATATTCCCCATACTTGCTGTTGATATTCTCAATAGCGATGCGTCTTGCTTCTGTTCCTTCTGCGGTTCCTTTGAGCGCTTTAAAGTTGCCTTCAACGGATTTTAGTTCGTCGTCTAGGTTTCGCTTAAAATCAGCACTAACACCAATGGATTCCTTCGTTGTTTTATTGAGGAATATCATTGCTGCTACCAATCCCGTAATTGCGGTTGCGACTGCAACATATGGATTGATTAATGTTGCTCTATTAAAAGCAATTTGGTTGGCTGTGGCCACACCTAAAGCTCGTGCCATCTTGATGTACTCTTGCACTTGTGTAGCTACCAGTTTTGCCTTTTCAGCCATCGCAACTGCTACTATTGCACCTTTGTATGTGCCATAGGCGGTTATAATCAGCCCCAGAATTTTTAGAACCACTTCATAATTCTCAACCAACGATGTTAACCCTGAAATGCCACCCGAAATCATGCCTTGACTGGATGTCCCGACATCATTCAACATCCTATCCCAAGCATCACCAAGGTTCGACAGCTGCCCGGTGAGCGATTCAGCCTGTTTCTCCATCATGTTGGCAAACTGGCCGCCCTCGTTGGTCATGTTCACGATGGCCTGTTGCAGTTCGCCAAAGCCAATCTTGCCCTGTTCGGCCATCTTATAAATGGCATCGTCGGTGGTGCCAATCACTTTCGCCAGTTCGCTGATGATGGGAACACCGCGCTCGGCAAACTGATTCAGCTCTTCAGCCTGCATCTTGCCTTTTGCCGATACCTTGCCATAAGCCGATATCAAATCGCCAACAGGCACCGATACCCCGGCGGCCACATCACCAATGCGGCGCAACGTATCGGGGATTTGCTCAGCTGGTGTTTTAAACGCCAATAACTGTTTGGCACCCTGCCCTAGTTCGGTGAGTGAGAATGGCGTTTTAGCGGCCAGTTGAACCACATTAGCCATTAGCTTGTCTGCTTGCTCCTTATTGCCAAGCATGGTTTGCAGGGCGATGTCGAGCTGTTGAAATTCGCCCCGCACGGCAATCACCTGGTCCAGGAATCCTTTGGCGGCCGTCAATGTGAAATAGCCGGCCATGGCTGCACCAATCTTTTTAAATGTGGCATCCATTTCTTGCCCACTCGATGATGCTGATTGAGTAGTCCTTTGAAAGCGCGCTTCCATTTCGGCGAGTTCTCTTCTTATTTGGCTGATGTCTATGTGGGCTTCAAATTGCAGGCTTGACATAATTGGCTGTTTTAATTGTTCGACACGATTGGGAAAGATGGCAGGTTCATGGTTTTGGCCATCGCCACGTTGTTATGCAGTTGAATGAGTGCGTTGATGTGATCCGTTAATTCGGGGTATCTGTCCCGAATTGGCTTTAAGTCGTGTTGTTTTAACCTTTCGTGCCAGTCTGCATCTATGCGCGAAGCAATAAAAGCAACGGTTTTAGCACTCAGGCGTTCCGCTTCGGCTATTAGCGTGGCTCTGACAATGGATTGGCTGATATCCGGATTGGTCATGTTCATTTCTGTTTTGCGAATTTCTTTAGCATGTTAATCTCGTCTTCCGGGGCGACCTCCACCACGTCGTCATTGGTCTTGTCGTAGTCATACCACGGCATGTCGCTCATCATCATTTGCAGGTTTACCCAGCTCACTTGCCATAAAATATAGTCCACCGTGTAGCCGAAACTTTTAGCTATTCCGGCAATGCTTCCCCAGATGGTTTTTCCTCCCCGGCTGCCTTTGTGCTTCTCAGGATGTTCGCTCCGCTTATCAACTGCATAGTGAAAAAAAAAGCCTCCGTGTTCATCTGCTTTACCAGTACCGATGTGAGTTGAAATATCTCCCCTGCGTTGAGGTGCCACAGCAGGAAGTAACTCAATCGCCACTCCTTCCATCGTGCCAACAGGTTCCACCACGCCGGTCGGGCGTTGGTAATGCCAATGGCCAGCAATCGGCACAAGGGTTTCATGTTGCCGCTATTGCCAAGCATGGCCGGAACCACAGCCTGATTCCCATCGATATGGGCAAACCCCGCCGAAATGGTGCTCATGCGTATAATCGTCCCAAGCGTCAGCCCGGTAATTTCAAACGGCTTCCCGTTGACGGAAAACCGCACCGGCTGCTCCGTGAGGGTGCGGCCGGCTTTAGTTTCGGTGGTGTTCATTTAAACTCGTTTTTAACGTTAAAACAAGGACATGCTTTCCTTGCAAATTCGTTGTGCCCGTGAATTGTTGCTTGAGGGTATTTCTTTTTAAGCTCTCTTATCAATAGGTGCATGGCCGATATTTGTTTAGTGGTGCGTGTGTCCATTGGTTTTCCGTTGTGATCCAGTCCTCCTATATAGCAGATGCCAATGCTGATGCTGTTCTGTCCTTCACAATGCGCACCTACTTGGGTTTCATCACGTCCTTTTTCCACACTGCCATCGAGGCCGATTACATAGTGATACCCTATCATGGCGAAGCCTCTTTGCCGGTGCCATTTGTCAATTTCAGCAGCAGAAACGACGCGCCCATCCGGGGTTGCTGAACAGTGGATGATAATCTTATTGATTGATCTCATTTGGTTTTAGGATTAGATGTCCGTGAACTGTTTTTATCTGATCTATCATTTGTTCCATGTTTTCTGGTGTGATTTTGTCCAGTAGTAGCACAATCTTATGGTTGATCGCTGTCAGTCGCGCCACCTCTCGGCGTAACATCTCCATTTGGGCATTCATCTCGCCTTGATAGGTCTTGTAGTCCTCCAATTCGGACTTCAACGACTCACACATCTCTCTCCATATCTTCACCGCTTCTTGCACGTTATCTAACTCAGATGTCTTTGCATCCGCTTCAGCTTTTTTTCGTGTCGATCTCATTGTTAAGAGAGAAACCAAAAAACCTCCTCCAAATACGAGATTCAACAATAGGCTGATAAATTCCATGTTCATGGTGTTTTAATTTAAAGCCCCGGACAGAGCCGGGGCAGGGTTAAGGATTGTTGCCGTTAATCGGGAATGACGATTGAGTATGGCGAACCGCCATCGCCCGGGTCAAGAGCGGTTAGTTTAATGCTCATCATCAACAATTCCTCTTTACCCATTGCCCCGTCAAAGCGAGCTACAACAGAGGCTTTGGGGATGAGCACCTTTACACCGCTGGCCGTTTCCAGCTCAACAGCCAGTTTAATGATGGATGAACTCCCTGGGGCTGCCCAGGTGTCGGAGGTTTCCCCTGCCGTAACCGTTCCTCCTTTTACCTTGGTGATGATGGCAGGTGCAATGTCGTAGCATTGCCATTCTGCTGTTAATTGGGAGTCTTCGGCAATCACCTGCTCAACAGGTGCCGATTGTTCCTCCACATAAAACTCTTTGAGCGATGCTTCTGATTCGCTCAGCTTCAATGAGCCTTTCACCGTCATCGCGAATTGTTCCAATACAGCAGGCATGGCAACCGTTCCCGTAGGGGTGCCGAATTTTACCGTCTTCAGTCCAAATGAATATTTTGCCATTGTTATAAATCAATTAGTTTGCACATTAATTTGATGTTTGCGTAATGTTCTTTCAGGGCTTCTTCGCGCTCAATGCCCTGCGAAACGTAGTATAGTGCCATGTCGTTGGTGTCAATCTCTTCGAGCATGCCCGCATACTGAGTGCTCAGTTCTTCCAACCGTTTTGTGTTGGCAACCGTGGTTCCGTCTGAGATTTTGATGTCAGCAACATGGATGTTGACATTGACAAAGCATTTTTTGAGTTCCACCCCTGTCATGGGCATCGCGTTCACCACCACATATTCGCTATGAGTCCCCAGTTTGTTCAACTTGAAAACTGGTAGTGCCCCGGTTTTAACCAGGTCGTAAACCCGCTGTATGACTTCGAATGTGGTTCTCATTGTCAAAAATTGGTGTCAAAATCAATGTTCATCCCCTTCTTCCCCAGTTGTTTGCTGAATTTTTTCAATCTATCACTGAGGTTTATAAGGGTTGTTTCCTTTTGCGATGAAATCACGTTATATCCTTTCGATTCCAAAGCCGAAGCATATTCCATCCCTGCAACACCAATCAACCGATATCCTGTTCCACTTTGCCTGGCTCTTAGAGCTGCAAGACCCGCCGACATTCCTTGTCCTGTTCCATCAATGTTCTGCTCAATCACTTCATTATCTCTCATGATAACATAGCCTATTGAGCTTCTAAGATTGGCAGTCTGATCTTTGTAGTCTCCTTTAGGGAAAGCAGAAGATGAGATGTTAAGGCCATTTTTTGCATCGGTCACAAATTCATTTCCACATCGCTTCATAATGCGGATGATGTTCGCTTCAATGGCAATTAGGTCGCTCTTTAATGCTTTCTCGATATCTGAATACCTAAAACTTCCCCTTATACCCATAACCGTGAGTTTAGCTGTCCATTGCTGTGACGTTTCACACTGCCTTTAATGGTCATGTTGCCAATGATGATTTCGGCTTCTGAGTTGGCCGAAATATCCGTTTCCATCTTGGGTAGATATACTGTGAATGAGTAATTCATTTCACTGCCATCGTCACCTCTCAGCAGTTGCCCAGTGCCGTTGGCTTCGGCTCGGCACGTTCCGGTGAAAACTACCGTTGTCGCGCCTTCTGTTGGATTTCCATCCCCATCTATGCCGGTTGCTCCCTTTGCTGTGATGGTGATAGAATGGGGGTATTGCATTACTACCATAGGTTGGATGCATTTGAAATGGCTGGCTCATCGTCTTTGAGTGGGTTTGGCTCCCCGTAAACTCCGTAAATCTTGCCCGCAATCTTCACGAAATTGGTTTTATCGGTGATGCTTAGTTGATACCCTCCCTCGGACACGTTTACCGAAGTGGCTAGCACGATATACACATCGGCCATGGCCAGTTCAAAATTTCGGTTCTTCCCGCTATATTCCTCCGTTGGCTGAATGGCTCTGTCGGTCAATGCGGTTAAAAATGTGTTCTCCGATAATGGATAACCGGCAACTTTCGATTTTAAGGCTTCAAGGTTCGTCATGGCTCAAAAGGTAAGGGCAGGGTGTTATCCCTGCCCGTTGGGTCAGGCTTTGGTTTCGGTGTTGAGGATAAAGATGGAATCAATGGCCTCGATGCCTGGGAAGGCGTTCAGCTCCACGGCTGTGTATTCGCCAAATGGGTCGTTTTGCGACCACTTGGAAATTAACGACCGTTCGTATTTGGCATACGACACACCTGCCACAGGCTTCATTTCCTCGATGCAAACCGCATTATGCACAATGCCCAATTTACCTGACGGGATAAGAACGGCAGCTGTATCCTCGAACGGACGTTGCACACTGATCTTTCCGTCTTTCTCAATACCAATGGCTTCATTAACCAATTCAATGGTTGGGAGCAAGTTGGCCTGAAGGTATTCGTTCACCTGAGCAAAGGTGGGCAGCAGCTTTTGGTTGGTGTTCAACCTGAAGAAGCCGTTCAGCATCTTGATGGTTTCATCGCACTTCTGGAACTTCCAGAATGTATTGCGAGTCATCAAGATTTTCTCAAACGCAATTCCTCTTTCCTCGGCTGCGTCCACGGCATTTTTAATGTCGGTAACTGGCGTGGCGGTTGCTGAAACGGACCACTTTTCACTGACGCTGCGTTTGTTTTCGGCAGGCATCAGCAGGTCAATTTCTCCGGTCACAATCCCATCGGGGTTGTTGGTCAACGAAAGGTTGATTTTCCCTGTTGAAATCCCTTGCAGTACCATGAAGTCAAGGCGTTTCAGAGATGCATCACCCACCTTTTTCACGTCGTTGAACAACAGGTCGAGCAACGCTTTGAGCTTGGTGCCATCGTTTACGCTCATGGCTTTAAGCATTTCCCAGTCACGGTAGTCGCTCTCGGTCATGGCGAATTTCTCCTTGATGGCTGGTACTTCACCGCGAAGTTTCTCCAATCCGGGACGGCCACGGAGCGGGGCAGAGGCGCTGCGATCAACCACAGAAGCAGCGGCTTCGATTCTTGAACGACCAATGGCTGTTTCAAAGGTTAGGGTGGTTTTTGGTGTGCCCCAATCTAAATATTTGGTGAACCACACGGGCGCGAACTTGTCTTTCGCGGTGTCGATCATCACCTGCATTTTCTCGGAATAGGGACCGAAAATGGATTTAATTCTATCTGCCATTGTTTAATTAATAAGAGTTTGACAAAATGAGAGTTGCAGGAAGTTGTTCCTGTGCCACTGGAGGGATACGACGTGCGTAAGCAGTGCCGCGAATCACAACCGAGAGGGTTGCATTTTCTTCAGCTGTTATAGCATCAAATCCTAACCCAGTGGTTTTACCTGTTGTGGCATGAGTGGCCAAAATATCTCCGGCATCTGCCGAAACATTGGAGGCCATGGTCAGGGTGTCGTAGTCGGCATTGGCGGTATTGATGGCGTTCACGGCCACCCCATCCAGTGAATCACCAACTTTTACTTTATGCCCTTTGCTTACTTTCACTGCTATTTGTGCTGCAACCGTTTCATGCACTTTTGCTGTTCGTACATAGGTTGCTTTGCGGGTCGATTCATCATAGATGAATAGTGCGCCTTTGGGGATTTCCTCTCCCGAGGTCAATCCGGTCATGTCGAGGGTGAAACCACCCTGTGCATTCTCCAATACTTTTTGGAAAACAGGCGTTCCCTCTGTGGAATAGACTTTTTTAAATCCGATTGCCATTTTGATACGTGTTTAAAATGATTAACTCTTCGCCCATGATGCAATATCAGCATCCACGTTACTGGGGTTGCCAATGGGGTTGCGAGGGGCGTCTCCAACCACACCTTCGTTAATGAGGTGTTGCTTTACGCTGGTGTAGTCGGCTTCAATCTCGGCCAACACAGCGTCAATTTGTTCTTCGCTCTCCACCGTGCGTCCCTTGATGAAGGTGTCCGGTATCTTCTTTTCGGCCAGTTTCGACTTCAAAGAGTTATGCAGCATACCTGCTTTCTCCTTTGCTTCATAGCCGTCAAGACGCTTCCGCATCTCTTCAAGTTCCTTGGCGAGCTTGTCATCACCGCCCCCTGGGGTTGGGTTCGGATTGGGGTTTTGAATGGGTTTGCCGTTTTCGTCCAATCCGTGTTTGGCTCGGAAAGCTTCCAGCGCTTTCTTTTGGGCATCAGTAACACGTCTGTCTGTTTCGGATTGTAGGATGGTGGCAAATGAGGTCACAAGTGGTTCGACCCCGGCAATAGCGGTTTCGAGTTGTGATTCTTCGGTAACAGTTTGGCTTAAGTGGTCGGCCACCCTGTCGATTACGATGGTTGGAGTTCCGGAAAATTTGGCCCTCAACAACTGCTGTATTTTTTCTTTCATAGCACCGTGCGTTTTGACCGGCAAGTTATCCGTGGTGCTATTGAGGGCAAAGAAATGAGGGGGTTATGCTTTCACCGATTGAAAAACGGTGAATGCCTTTGCATAAATGATAGTCTTTTTACTATCTTTGCATAAACACACATCGACTCAGGTGAAAAAGTACAAGGTCAGAGAAGTGATAAGGATGTTAGAAGATGAAGGTTGGTTCCTGCACAGGCAAAAGGGAAGCCATCGGCAATTTAAACATCCAACAAAAAAAGGTGCGGTAACTGTTAATCAGAAACCGAGTGACACCATAGACCAGGAGATTTTGAACAGCATTTGGAAACAGGCCGGATGGAAATGAATCCGTAAAAATTGGAGCATGAAAAAACTAATAGTAAAAATAAGCTGGAGCGGTGACAACTACGTTGCTGCAACAGGTGAGGCAGGCGGTGCGGTATTTGCAACCTCAAAAACGTTTGAAGGGGCAAAGAAAGCCTTTGCCGATGCTTTGCAATTCCACTTAGAAGGTGATGAGGGCGATGCCCCACAGTGGCTGGTTAGTGGCGGTTACGAAACGGAATACCAACTTGAAATATCCGCCATATTGCATAATCTTGATGGGGTTGTCACACGCAGTGCAATATCTCGCGTAACCGGCATCAATGTTAAACAAATAGGCCATTATGCGATGGGCATCCGAAACCCTCGCCCCGAACAGAGGAAAAAGATCATTGAAGGGATTCACCGTTTAGGGCGTGAACTTTCCTCTGTTTAGTATTTAACTATATTTGCAAAGGACTTTGTCCTAGATGGTCACTGACCGCCGGTGGCTTATGCTGGAATGATGGCAATATTGTTCCTTGCGCCACAACAAAAGGTAGCCTTTCGAGACTACCTTTTGTTTTTCACACATCTTCATTGATGGGAATATACCGCTAATCAACTATTTCCCCTCGCTCCATTCTCACCTGTAATTCTAAAGCCTCATTCTCGGCTTCTATCCGGTCTGCCCATCCGGCAAGAGCACGGCGTTGCCGTTCCTTCTCCGCTTCGGGGAGGGCTTCCCACTCGCGCTGACGATTGTCGTCTTCTTCGCAGAATTTTTGGAAATCAAATGAGCGCATATTACAATTCCTCCATATAAATTCTATAAACCCCGTCTTCGCTTATGCTATAATCTAATACATCAAACTTTGCACCTTTATCGAAGATAATTTCCTGTTGATTTGTCCTTGTAAATTTACCATTAAACTCGGACATATCAGACACATTTTTTCCTCTTTTGCTCAGAATCGCACACGATACCTTCGTTTCACCTTTTTTTAATCGTCTAAGGTTCTGGAAGGTTTTGGCCACAACATTGTCTTTGCTTGCCGATGTAAAAAACTTATGCGTATAGCTGGCTCCTCTGGTGTGAGCATCCAAATAGGCTGATAGTTGCGCATTGTTTAATATCGACCCTCGGTACACAACTCCTTCAAAATCGGGCAATTTGTTTAACCCGCTGCTCAAAAGTTCCGAAAACGCACTGTTGAAATCATCCATCTTCCCGGTCACCAACGATTTATTCAAATCGCGGTAAGCCATGGTATTACTTCGAGTGTAATGGTGTATCGCTCCAAGTTCCAAACTGGTGTGCTTGGGATATTTCTTCCTGTATTCAGGCGTATCCATCCGTTCAATGGCCTTATGGGTTGAAGGATGACGGAAAAACACCTTTCCCGCTTCCGTAAATTTTGGGGCGTTGAAAAACTGTGGATTGTACTCTGGGTTATCTTTGATGAAGTATGGGTTATCTTTCCACCCACGACTTCTAAAGGCATTTTTATCACACCAATCTTTGTAGCCTTGGGGTACGTCTTTTACTTCATTTACGCTTTTTATTCTCCCATCCCCTCCATCTAAAATGTCATCTGTTATCTTGTCGAACTCTTCATCAGTTACCAATATGGAAACCGTTTTGCAACGACACTTCGGATGCCATCCTGTGAATACAAACTCCTTCGGGTATTTTCCTGCCAAGTGGTTACAGATATCGGTAAATGGAACTCCATTCAATGTGTGGTTATTTGAAAGCTTTACTTCGATGCCAACCACTTCCGGATCGGCCAACCGCCTATGGTGCTCGCCAAGTCGATAGGCACGGTTTATTTCGGTGCCTGTCATTCGGAGGGCATTTTTGTAGCTGCTCCGATAAACGCCTTGCCCCGGATGGTAAGCAGCCGCAGCTTTACTCAAATGGAGCTGCCCGAACTCGTCACGAACTCGCCTGAATAGTTTCTCCGGATTGTTAAGATATTGCCGGACATCCCTTGATAGTTTGGCGGCACTGGCTCCTTCTTTAAAGCCAACCTGCATGGTTAATTCAATTTCGGACATGAATTGCTTTTCCCATTTCCATACCCGCTTGGATAGCCTTTTGTCCAAATCGGCCAAATACTTTGCTTTTGCTTCGTTGAATGCTTTGGTCGCATCTTTGGCCGCTTGCCCCTTCAGGAGAATTGCTGGTCGCTTGCCTGCTTCTTTTTCGTACATCATGCTCGAAACCGCCCAGGCTTCTAATGCTGCCGCTTTTATGTTGGCAGAAATCGATTCGAAATGTGATTGAACCATCGCCTCCAACTGTTTCCTGAGTGCCGGCTTTTGGCTCAAATAGAAAACCTCCGCTTCGTTGGAGGTTATTCCGTAAAGGGAGGCTATTTTCCGGATGATGGTTTGGTATGCTTTCCCAAGCCGATTGTTGTATCTTTCTTCCATCATTCAGTGGGTTCAAGTGCGTCCAGTTGACTCTCTTTTGCTTCTTCTTTTAGTATCTCTTCCAATTCCATATCGGGGTCTGATACAAACAGGTTGTTGGTGATTGCAGTTTTGCGACTCAGAACTGCTTTGCCACCCGTTGCTGTTGTGAGTGTGTCCATTTCCTCTTTATCATTTCGGGGCATGTAAGGCTTGAACACAGGCTCGATGTTGAGCAGTTTGGCTTCCGCTTCTAACGATGTGTCAACGGCCTTAGAACAGATGGCTTTAATCAAGTTTAAACGGCGTTGAAACATTTCACCGAACAGCTCAATTTTATTTTCCACCTTCATGTGAGCGTCCATAAACATGAGCTTTAAAGCCACCCCCGATAGGTTCCCCAATCCCTTCATTTGACTGAATGAGATGTTGGGTGTTTGAGTGCACGTGTAGATAAGTTCCAATAAGGTTTCAATTTCAAGTTTCACGCTTTCGGGGGCGTGATCCCATGACAAGTACTCGGCATTTCCCTCTTTTTCAATTTGTAAAACTTTCCCTTGCTCTCCCTTTTCGGCAAGCCCCAACACCTTACCTGTCACTGCAATCATTGGCGACCCAAAGTAGTCGTTGGTGTCGGCAAAGTTGGATAGAAGCGTTTCCAATCGGTTGATTAACCCATTTTGCAGCTATCCTAAAGCCAGCGCCTGTATTTCAATGAATTGTTCATTTTCGAGTTCGGATTTGTGTACTACAGATTTTCGCTTTGTAAAGGTAGCGTAATGACGCTAGCTCTCCACTAAACACGGTAATAACCGCTATAGATTCCCGTTTCGGGGTTGGTGCGCATGGATACTTTGAAATACATGCCCCAAAGTAAACATGTAAACCGCTGATATACAATACCCCCTTGTGTACTACAAATGATTTTTCGAAAATTCAGACACTGATTATCAATGTATTACAAAAGCAAATAGAGCAAAAGAGCCTATTTTGAGGTGAAAAAAGGTGTTTTTTTAATGAATTTTGGATGGAAAGCTGCAAGATGGGTTAATACTTGAACTTTGTGCCATTCCGGATATTTCTGCTGATAGTAAACGACAGGGATTTTTTTGGATGTGTTGGTTTCTTCTTTTACGATGGTAACTGTTTCACCCTTTTCAAATACGATGGTTTTTTCCGCTGTGTAGGTCTCTAAAACCGTTATCTTTTTTCCATCCCTCTCGATTAAGTATTCGCGAGAGAAGGCCATCATGTCTCCATATTCGTCGTAAAGGGGGATGAGCTTATTGCCGTCAGATGGTTTCAGGAGCTTGCATTTTGGGCGAAGGTTAGTGTTCGCGTTTTCCCAATATTCTTCATCCTTGGCCAAATACCACAACTCGGCCACCTCACATTCTGAGAATAGCGTTCGAGCTAATTCACGGTTCTTGTAGTCAAGTTTGTTATCCTTCCACAATTTTTTCACCATGTCAACCAGCCTTATTTGCTTGTCACCTTCTGCATCTGAACGCAGCTTAACAGGGTTTCCGAGTACGAAGCCAATGGTTCGCTCGACTATCAACATTTGAAGTGGTACTGCTATCCTGGCCACTTCTTCCTGTTTGTCGGAATAGGTGATATTTCCGGCTGCATCTTTGCCTGTGGCTTTTTTGACCGTTTTCTTGGGGCGTTTCGATTCGTCGAACACATCATGTTGGAGCGGGTCGATTTGCTTGGCAATATCTTCGGCTGATACTTTTGGGGTTGCTTTGGCTGTCAGCTTTTTATAAGCTTCGTCGGGAGTGAGGGCGAGGATGTCTGCTATGACCATGACCTTTTTTTGATTGCCAAGATAGACCACGAAAAAACAGACAATAATGGGACGAGGGTTTAATCTGTCACCATTTGCCATTAAGTGAACGATTAAAAAAACACCCCGCTCAAATCCTGCACTTCTTCCTCCCTTTTGTCGTGCGGATAGAAGGTGTTGGCCAATGAATCAGAATAGTCGGTGGATCGTCGCAACCTCTTTTTGATGTCGTCCTTTGGTTCAATAATGATGGAGCCGTTTGACTGGAATTTCCATTTGATTTCAGTGAGTTCTTCGGTTAATTCGTCGCAAGGAGGGAGGCAAGGGTTTTGCTCATTGGCCGGGTTTAACCAGTCACGAACAGCCCAGAATAAATATGCCCGCATATTGGCGAATCGATAAACTCCTGTCACATCAGTCAAACCTTCGGCTCCTTCCGAGAACTTGCACGAAAAGGCGTTTTTGTAGCCCAGTTCATCCAAACGGGAATAAACCCCGGCACCTTCGCCAATGGTGTCAATGAAGGCTTTGTTGGATGGATGTTTCAACAGGTTTGCAAGCTTTCCGGCTACCAACATGTGATCAGCACTTCCGGCCGTTCCCACTATTTCAAGTTTCTCGACAAAGTGATCCATGCGATGGCAAAAGATTGAATTGTCCCGTCCCATGCCGGCCACATCGGCACCAATGCGGACGGGTGTTACCGGTTTTCTGGCTCGCTTCCATCGTTCCTGTGCCAGGTCAATCCATTCCAATGGGATAAGGGTATCTTCGGCCACTTCGGGGAACATACCTCGTACCTTGACCCGGAATAGGTCGTTGGGACGATAAAGCAATCCATCAAATTCGAAATCGCCCTTCGCTTCGGTGAAGTTCGACTCTTCAATTCTTTGGCACCAAGCTTCCACTTTATCTTTGACCCACTCGTAATCGACCTGTCCTGGAATGACAATTCTCTTTTGAATGACGTTGGGAGAACTCAAACTATCCAATCGAAATTTCTTCCATCTGGGTGATTTTTGGGACTTGGCCGCATAGCCTGTTGTGTTGTTAGGGTTGAATACTATCAGTATTCGTGAGTTTCCCTGCAGGTTTCCTTCAATGGCGTTGAAGATGGTTTCCTCAATCCCCGAAGCCTCAGTAATGACGAACATGGTGTTGGCGGCGTGAAAACCAGACCACGCTTCGTGGTTATCCTTTGACGCTTTAAAGCCTGTTAAGAACCATTCCTCGTTTTCTGTACGGATGTCGTACCCGACCAGCCGTCCCGGCAAAACCTTGGCTCGTGAATACAGCCGTGATACTTCCGGGAACATGATGTTCTTCACCTGACGGTCGGTTGGGGCTGTCATGGCCACTTTGGTATTCTCCACCATCTCTCCAGCAGCATTGTATCGGGGTGTGAGGTACATAAAGCACATGGAAGCCACGGCAGCGATGAAGTCCTTCCCCCGAGCGGTTCCCGAGCAAACCGACACCCTAGGTTGGTTTTGCACAGCCGAAAGAATGGCTTGCTGTTCCGGGTCTAGGTTCACCTTTAAAACATCACAGGCAAACTTGTTCCAGTCTGCCTGCCATGCCTTGAATAGCTTTATGTATTGCTCTTTTATCACTCTCCTGTGGCTGATTTCATTAATTCCTGAAACAGATTTGTCTCTACATCGAACTTTTGAGGGGCGTTGATGCCAAATATTTTGCATCGTTGCTCAATACACCACTTGATGCCATCTAAGAATCTGGGATCTCCAACACGACTTTCTTCATTGTCTGTTTTTTCAATGTCGTTGACTTGGTTGGGTGTGCCTTTTTTCTTTGTGACAGACTTCTTTACAGGTTGACACGACTTTTCGTAGCCATCCCAGTATGTTTTTTCAAGTCGGTCAATCTTCGCCAGTTCAATAAATTTTTGATGGTCGATGAGCTCATTTCGGCTTGCTTCCCATTCTTTCAATAGTTTCTTAATCTCGTTGGACACCGTTGTGTGTGTGATGCTTCGCCCTGTTCGATGATTTACCTCGTGGGCGATTTCACGATATGACCGTCCTTTTGTGTAGAGTTCGGCGATGAGGGTCAGGTCGCTTTCTCTTTCGCCTTTACTTCTGTGTGCCATGTTGTAAAGTTGTATCGTAAATTATTCAAATGATTGTTCGTCCAATCCATCAACCTCTATCTCTGTAAAATTGTCTTTGATGGTCTTTGGGTCTCCTTTGAAGAACACCAAGACATTTTGGTGGCATTTCCCAACCTTTCTCGATGTGCTAAACTGTTTTCCTACTCTGATAGGCAAACTTCCTGCGACGTTCACAAGAATCATTTCGTTGTAATACTTTGCTCCTGCATTTTCAAAGCATTCGATTGTGTAACCCACAAAGTCGCGGTAAAAACCTTTTTCGTCTCTCACGTCTCCGACCACAAAGCATGCAAATCGGTTCTCTTTTAGTCGTGACACAGACTCACTGATGATTTTTGCATAGTCACGTTTGAAGTCTTCCCATTCCATATTCGATAGGTCACCTTCCTTTTCAGAGTAAACCTCTAAATCGAAATAAGGAGGGCATGAATAGACCATGTCAAATTGATTGCTGACCAACTGAGGTATGTCACAGCTGTTCCCTATAATCCAGTTGGGCATGTTGTTTGCGACTAATCTTTGCCCCTGCTTAATGTTCGCTTCAATCTGCTCTGCTCGCAGGTCGATACCTGTATAGTGATAACCAAGGTATGATGCAACAATTCCCCTTACGGAACCTCCGGCAAAAGGGTCGAGTATGGTTCCTCCGTTTGGGCAAAACCATTTGTATGACAATTCACACAATACAGGATCGAATATTGAAAGCATAGCGCCTGTTTCCGTCACAGCCAGATTTGATTCCTTTGGCATCATGTCCATCAAATAATCCTCTTCGAATTCTTTGTTGGATAATTTCCTACCGACTTTAGTTTCAGCCATGGTTTTGTATTCATAATAGCGGGGCACAGACCCGGATAAAGCACCAGACACTTTCATTTTGTCCCTGCCTCCCTCTTCGCTTCGAATCCCAAGGTTGATCCATGCGTTTTTCCTGTTTTGCCAATATCCTTGCCTTGAATCCAGTACTGAAAAAGGAGGAATAATGAACCGCTCTGCCAGACTGGCTTTAGCCTCTTCGTGTTTCGCTATTGCCAACTTCTTGTCATCCTCTGTCAGTTCTATATTCCAACCATCAAGTTCTAATTTCTCCCAATCTTCTCGCAGCAGATCTTCATTCCATTCACTCAGGTCGGATGCGTGGTTGTCTGCAAATGCCAATTGTTGTCTTCTCGGATCATCGGGTGACAAATCATTGCGTTTGACAACAACCAACTCGTTGCCGTCTGTTTCAATCACTTTCACTGGCCTGTCTCCCCATTGTTCGAATACTCCGTTGCCAGCAATAATCTGCCCTTCTTTATCTACCAGTATCGACCGCCCTGCCCCCAACTCGTCAACAGACTTCTTAATTATTTGCTTGTTCGCCTCATTGTGTTTCCGATAATTCCTTTCGTCCAACTTTATTTCCATTTGATAGTGTTTTACTGATTTCATTGTAAATATATTCGGCCTCGCTGCGAAAGCTTTTATAGGCTTTCAGGTATATCTTCACACTTGATAAAATGTGAGAGATTTGTGTGGCATGGCAATTCAAGAGTGCTGCCATCTTTTGACGCAGCCCTTTTCTCAGTGGGCGCTTATCGCCTTGGAAGTAATCGGAGTCATAAATCTGAACAAACACAGATGCAAACAATGCCTGTAAGTGACTTTTTTCTGAATCAGGAGGTAGGTTCAGGTGCGTTATGCCCTTGATACGGCAAAAGATGGTGAACACGGTGAGCATTTCCAATCCGTCAAGCTTTTTAGGTGCGTCAGCTTTCAGTTCGTCGGCTATTGACGGGTATTTCTCCGCCAACCGTTGGTACACTCTTTTGTAGTTAATTCGATTTTCTTTCATTGGTTTGGGTGTTAAGTGATACAAAGGGTTCGTTGATGGTGTTACCCTGCTTAATTTGGCCTTCTGTCGCCAGCTGGCTAATGGCTTTTTCTATTCGCTTTCGAGCCACATACAGGATTTCTGATTGTAGTGCATGGGTGGGGAAGATGTGTTTCTTCTCTTTGCCTTCCTGGATGTCTTGGATGATTTTGAGTACTTCGGTTTTCATTGGCTTAAGGGATTTAAAAAGCCCTCCGGTTGGGGAGAGCTTTAGTCGTTGTCGATAATGTATTTATGTCCAAGGATGCTGACAGATGGGACTGTCTTTTTAATGCCGTTGTACGTTTTGTTTCGCTCGTTGGCGTATTGCTGTATTGGGATTGGATTCAGATAGATGCAGCATAGTTCAATCAATTGAACCAATCCGTCGTTACTCCAATACCCGGCATGGATGCTATTACCCAATTTAGAGAGTGATAACCGCTCGTAATCTGATAGTTGTTTCATGGTTCATAAATTGAACTGGGGATATTAGTATGTTAGGGGCAAGCATAGGGCGAATTCATCACGACTGATTAGGTAGAGCATGTTCGCATAATTCAGGCGTTTCATAGAAATTACCAATAACCTCAGCTTTTAAATCGAAAGAAATACATATTTCAAAATATTTTTCAAGCGTTCCCCATCTGCCAAATTGATTCTGGAGTAGAAACAATCCATTATCAAAATAAACAAAGTATTCGTTTGTTCCTTTTCCAATTCTTCTCAAAACATCTGATTCGTATATTTCAACGCCATAACCATCAATCATTCCTGTGAATTGGTCGATTGACTCTTTTACGACATGAAACTTTTCGCCATCGGATAAGATAAAAAACTCCTCTTTATCTTCAACAAGACTACCAAAAACAAAATCGCATGTTCTATATGATATTGCTCTGAATTTTATTACTCTTTTCATCTTGAAAATTTTTAACGATTAGAAATAATGCCAGCCCCTAACACACGTTATCACCAATGCCGCAGAAGGCTGTTCGCACATCGAAAGTCCTACACGTGCGGCACTGGTGATACCGCAGTCCGTTATCAGTCATTAAAAGAAAGACTGAGTTGAGGATCATTTTTTGTAAGCCTGAAAATTTCCTCTGTGTCAAAATCATATTGAAACCAAACTTCTGAAAACTTTTTCCAATATTGATCTAAACTAATAGCCATTACCCAACCACCACAATTTTTACAGTGAGTTTCTTTTTTAGGCATATTGTGCCAAACGGCATCACATTGCGGATCTGGACAAACTTTTATAACTCTATTTTGATTTTCCATTTTATGATCTAAATAATAAGGAGTAAAACAATTAACGACTGATAACACACGGTATCACCAATGCCGCAAGAAGGCTGTTCACGTATCGACAGTTCTGTAAAGTGCGGCACTGGTGATACCGTAGTCCGTTAGCATCGTTTCAACACCTCAAACTGTCCCCTTTAAACTTCACCACTCTGCATAGCCTAATGATTCGGTCAAAGGTTCTTTCGCCGTATCGATCGAGGAGCTGTTCTTCGTTTAAGTTTGTCGAGATAAACACCGGCCTTAGTTTCGATTCGGCAGCGTTGATGATTCGATTAAATCCCTCGTAATTTCCAGCGTAATCGTTGACCATCGATTCCACGCCGAGTTCGTCAATGCAAACGGACCAGTAGCGAGCCAATTGGTTAACGTTGTTTGGGATATCATCGGCGTGTGTTGGTCGTAAAACCAGCCCCAGGTGTTGAAACATCAGCACAGGTAACACGCCGGTTAGGATGGTTGATTTCCCACGGCCACAAGCTCCCATCAAAAAAAGTCCTTTCCCTTTGCTGTCGCTCATCCAGTCGATGATTTCTTCGTATTCGGGCAGGTGTTGGTAGGCCTTCACGCTGCTGTCAACCGCCATGAATGTTTTGCGGAACATCGTTCGGTTTTGGTCGTGGTTTCCCCACCAAAACTTGTAGCCCCGACGCAGGGGATCCACCTTTTGCTTGTGCAGGGCTTCAATTGCTTGATGTATTTCCATTGTTGAATCGTTTTAACAAGTCTGATTTGTGTGTTTCATCTTTGGGTTGAAGAATTTGGCCTGCGCGTTGTGCGCCTTGCTTCTTATCTTGATTGATTGGGTACACGTCTTGCCATTCCTTCCCCTTGGCGTGTTCTACTATCTGTTTGGCTTTTATCAGATTATCTCCGCTTATTTCTACCAGTTTCTTGACGAATTGTGTCAATCCAAACTGTGTTTTGTAGGGTTTCCCTATTGTTTTTCGGTAGGCAATCCAATCTTCAACTAAGGCTAAATAAGCTGTTGGGATGAACGATTTGTCCAATACCTCGGCCTTTTTTTTCTTTTTGGGTGCAGGAGTCATTTCCTTTGTTTCATTATCCTCTTCGGGGAATAATTCGCCTTTGGGGGATGAAGGGGGTTCTTCTTTCTTTTTATCTAGTCTTTCCTCTTTCCTCTTATTTAACTCATCCCCAACCTCGGCACCAACCTCCGCCCGAACCTCGGCACTAACCTTGGCACTAACCTTGGTAAATTTTCCCAAGGTCTTAACCTCTTCCTCAACCTCGGCACTAACCCTGGTAAATTCTCCAAAGGTGTAGCTGACATTTGCCGCTCCGTTGGTTGTTTTAAAATCAATCGCATTGGTTTGCTTTAATCGGTTCCTTGCATTCGCGAGCGTTTTAAAGCTGACGCCTAAATCGGAACAGATTTTAGCGTTGTTCCGCTTGAAGGAATCCGGCCAGCCGCAGATGTTGGCTACTTTCATCAGATAAAAGTAAAGCGCGATTTCCGTAGTGCTGTATTGGTTGCCTTCATGCAAAACCCAGAACATGTTTATTCGCTCGATATATGTCATGGCTTGGATAGATTAAAATGGTAAATCGTCCTCAGTATTGTCCGTCATCGGTTCCTGAGGTTGTTGGGCGTTTGGGTGTGTTGTTTCTGTGCGTGGTCCGCCAAGGAACTCGATCTTTTCGGCCACCACCTCGGTCACGTAGTGTTTGTTGCCGTCTTTGTCGTCGTAGGACCAGGACTTCAATTTCCCCTCCACATACAGCTTTGTCCCTTTCTTGACATATTTCTCAACCACCTCTGCCAGCTGCCGCCAAACGGCTACCTTGTGCCAGTCGGTGGTCTCTTTTCGTTCTCCGTTTTTGTCGGTGAAGCGTTCGCTGGTGGCGATGCTCAGCTGTGCGTACTTTATACCGTTGGTTTCACCTGTTTTGGGGTCGGTGCCAACGTTGCCGGTTAAGATGACTTTGTTTGCCATGTGTTTTAGATTTCACCATTATCAGCCATGCTGTAATAGTCGGTTTTGGTTATGATTAAATGGTCGTTAAGACTAATGTTGAAAAGATTTAATGCTTTGCGCACTTCTTTTGTCGATATTATGTCGTCGGGCGATGGCGTATTGTTACCCGATGGGTGGTTGTGCGCCAATATCACCTGTTTGGCGTTGCTTTTTATGGCAGCTGCCGCAATGAGGCGTTTATCCACAAAGGCCGATCCTCCCGTTCCGTGGCATAAGTTCACCACACCCAACACTTTTGCCGAAGCATTCAAAAGCATTAGGTGAATCTCTTCTTTCAACTCAATGGTGTCGGTGTCGAAAAACGGTTTAAACACTGTTGCTGCATCTTTAGAGCATCTTACCTGAGGCCTGTCTTTAGTCCGTTGCTTGGTTTTGTAAACCAGTTTTATTTCTGATACTTTCATGTGTTTGGGTTTAAAAGTGTATGCCCGGTATAGGCCATAAATCAAACAGGGTGCATTGGTACGTTGTGCCGTTCTTCCACCAGTTATCGTCTTTGAAGTGTTCAACGGTACACGCCACCTGTTCCCCTTTTATTTCATTTATCCTTACGGTGTCGCCGTAACAATAGCCTTGCCCGGTAAGTATTACCGTGTGCATTTGTGCCAAGCCGCCTTGTTCGGGCATCCAGTGGGGGAATATGGCCTTCCAGGGCAGTTCTTTGGGTTTGGGCGGTGGTTCCGGAAAACGGAGGGTTAGCTGAGTCATGTTTCAATATCTGAATGGGGTGAAATGAATTTCGCCTTTTCGGGGGTGCGTGCCCGGGAACTTGACGCTCACCGGGATGCGGTATCTGATTGTACTCTTTTGCTTATCCATAAACCACCATTCCTTTCTTGGGTGCACGTTCGGTGCCTTTCCTTTTCGTGTCAGTTTGCGCGGGAAGTCGCCAACCTTTAATCTCTGCCACTTTTCGGTTGAATAGCTCCCACACCTTTTCATCTTTAAACTCAAAGTGCATGGTGCCTTTCTTGTAGCCACGTACCCGGAAGAAACCCCAGTCGTGCCATTCGCCCCATGTGGTACCTGTGTGATCGATTTCCACTTCTATTCCTCTCTTTGCAAGTGATTCCTTGGTGTTTTGTGCACCATTGTAACCATCCCTGTCTCTGAATGAATACTGATGGCCACCCATCAATTTCCCGTTGCTTACACGACGGAGATGTATTGGAAATTCAAAGTAATTGCGGAGAGGGATTTGGTCATCATAGCTTTCACCCGTAAGAAGGCAAAGAGCCTTAATGATGTCATCCATTCGGTCTCCACGGTCGTAACGGATTTTAATACTATCGCTTGGCCATCTGCTATCGTACTCACAGATGTATGGATGGATAAAACGTCGGTTCACCTTGTACCCTGAGTTTGTTTTCCATCCCTCACCTGCTGAGTTGTTGCTGTCGGCAAATGAGCAAATCCGTTCAAAGGCCTGTACCAACACCTGATTCATTCGGTCGGCGTGAGTGCCTATCAAGAGGTGTAGCATGCGTTGGATATTTCCCATGGTAAACGGCACGTTCGATTGCTTCTCAATGAAGGAGTTCAAGTCTTCCCGTATCTTGGAGGTGATATACTTGTCCATGTTGAGCCGATTGAAAACGGTTCGCCATGCCGATTTTTGCAATTCTTTTTTAAACTCATCTCGGTTGATTTCGGAGCGGTAATTCCCTTTTTGATGAAAGGCGCCAAACTCGATGCGACTGGCTCCGTTGATGGGTTTAATCAGATTTGTGATTTCGTTGTTAGCATCCATCACCTTGTTGAATACCTTCACTGCTCCAACATATCGGTTCACAATGTCCCTGATTTCATTGAAGCGCATCACCCCGTTTTCTCCATCCTCCTCTTCGCTGTCGTTCATATCAAAGTAGCCTTCAAACTCTGTATCTTCCGATGTGCGGGGCTTGAAAAGGTTGACAATCGATACTTCTGCATCGGTCTTTCGGTCGGCATCCGAAAACGCACTGCCGATGTCTTGTGAATAGCCATGGTCGGATATGGTTTTCAATAGTTCCTTTCGGCTCCTTGAATAATCCTTTCTCAGGGTATCAGAATTACAGAGAGAGATAATTCGGCATCCCTCCGGGGCAATTTCGTAGGCATGTAGGATGTGTTTTTCATCGGCCGAAAAAGGTGGGTTCATAATGATAAAATCCACATGGCTTATCTGTTCCGATGTGACTCTTAAGAAGTCGTTGCCAATGAACCGCCCTTTGCTTGCCGCTATTCGGGACAAATCGGGGTGCAGTTCACAACAGAGCAATTCCTTTGGCGCAAACTTGGCGCAATAGTCGAGAATGGCTCCGCTGCCGGCGCTTGGTTCTAAAATCGTTCGACCGCTTAAGTCGATTTCTGCGAGCATGGTATCTAAAACATGCTCGGGGGTAGGGTAAAAATCCTTGTTAAACATTACTTTTGTATTTGGATTGTAAAAATGTGCCCCTCTTGTTCAACCTCGGACTGTATCCTTGTGTGATGGCAATTGGGGCATTTTTTATTTCGGGTTGAATAAGCTCATGACCGACTCCATGATGGAGGTTTCCACTTCGTCAACCGCACCCACAATGGTGTTGGCGATGCTCCGTTTCTCCTCTATCACTTTGTAAATCCATTCATCGATGGTGTCTTTACCTAAAAAATAGATGCATTGGACGCTGTCTTTCTGCCCAATTCGATGGCATCTATCTTCACATTGTTCACTATCGGCCGGATGCCAGGGCTGTTCTACAAAGGCCACCCGCGAGCTGGCCGTGAGGGTAATTCCCACGCCGGCGGCTTTGATGGAGCATATAATGATTTGCGTGTCTGGGTCTTTCTGAAATGAGTCGATGTTTCGTTGCCGTGTCTGCATGTCGTCATCACCAAGGATGGTAACAGCCGATGGGAAGAACTTCAAAAGCATCTGAGCCACTTCCTTTAGGTGGACGAATACCACAATCTTTTCGCCCGATTCGATCACGTCTTTCACGTAATCCACCACATCGTTTATTTTCCCACGTGCCGATATGTTTTTCAATACCCCAATCCTTACCATCACTTCGCCCTTCATCGAACGGGCAACCTGTTCGTCGGTGGCTTGGCGGTATAGCTTCAGATACTTTTCAAGGTCGGCCAACGCATCGCGGTACTCTTTTCGGGTGGTGATATCGCAATAGGCTATCTGTCTCATCTTAGCCGGGAGGTCTTTCAGTACTTCCGTTTTTTCACGCCGATAGAAGCAGTTTTTTCTAAGTAGGAAGTTCAGCTCTTTCAAGTTGGTGCCGCCTTCCTGGCAATATCTATCCACAAAATGCTTGTGCCCGCCGAACACTTTCAACTGGTCGATGATGCCCAGTTGTGAAACCAAATCGCGGGGTTTGTTTACCACGGGTGTACCTGTCAGAGCTAAGATGTACTCCTTGCCGGATGCGACCCCTTTTACAATTTTGCTTTGTTGTGTGGATGCGTCTTTTACTCGGTGGCTTTCGTCTATGATTACCGATTTTATGATGTTGATATTCTCTTTGAATCTGATTTGGTCGAGTCTTAATGGACCACCGTTGTTGATGATGGAAGCCACGAAGTATTTCTTCAAACTTTCGTAGTTGGTGATAAATACGTCCACCATGGCACTCACCCCGAACAGGTTGTTTTTAGGGTTGGCAAACAGGTGCCAGGTATCACGGTTTCGGTCGTTGAGTATCATGGCCTTTTTCCCTGCCCACATTGTCCATTCCCGTTGCCAGTTTATTTTTAATGATGACGGGCAAATGACCAGGCATGGGAAGGCGTTGGCTCCCGTGATGGTTGCAATGGCTTGACCTGTTTTACCTAAGCCCGGCTGGTCGCCCACAATCAACCGCTTAAAGTTCAACGAACACGCTATTCCCGTTTTTTGGTAAGGGAACGGTGTCATGTTCAGCGGGATGTCGATGGTCAGTTCGGGCATGGGAGGAATATCACCAACCAATTCGGGCTTTTGCGCTGCCTTTGGTGTGCCGTACTTGGCCATCAATCGGTCAACCTTTGCTCGTTCTGAAACAGGCACAGTCCAAAGTTTTTTGGTGGGGTTCCACCGTCTGCCCGGTATGGTTTTGATGTCGTTAACTATCGAGGCTTTGTCCTGGAACGAAAGCTCGATTAAACCGTTTTGCTCAATAGCGTGCATTTTTCTTCCTTTAGGCGTTTGACTTCTCGTTGGTAATGCTCTATCATCGCTTTGGCTTCAAAGTCGGTGAATTTGGCTGTGTGATGCTTTTTCACGTACAGGTCGTCAATGACGTTTGCCCCGTACTTTTTCATCAATCCCCTCATGTAGCCAATGTTGTTCCCTTCGTCAAAGCGGTTGCAGCTTCGGCATTGGCCATTGCAGTTCTTTTCAGAATAGCGAAGGCTCATGTGTTGGCGGTTCACGAAGTGGCCGCAATCGCCTTCTGTCCAATGCACCAGCTTTCCGCAGCTGATGCACATGAAGTATCCGTCTTTGTTGGCATCCCTTAACCGGATGAATTGGGAAAAAACGGTGTCGAGCTTTCGGGTGAGGGTTTTGTTCATGGGCTTAAAATGAAAAGAGAGGCGCTTGGCCTCTCTTGGGGTTGGTTACTCTTCAATAATCACTATCTCCGGTGCAATTTCTTCGATTCGCTTCAACTGTTCGTCAATCGCACTTTCACGAAGGTTATGGACGATGTCGTTCACCTCGGGCGATACGAAAGAACAGGAATATGAATCGGGGCTGATGTAAATCTCCACCTCGAACCGTTTGGCCGGTTGCCCTTTAAAGATGGGCACGTTCAGATAGAACTTTTCGGGGATGCTGGACGAAATCACCTTTTGAGCAATCATCATCTTGTAGTCGCCTCGGTTGTTATCCGATTTTTCGGCTTCCTTCTCTACCTTCACTCGGATGTCTTGTAGTTCCTTGCTGAGCTTCATGGCCACCTCTTTGCTTTCGAAACAAGAGCGGTTCATCTTCACAAATTCCGACAGTTGTTTGGTCGTCCACCCTTCGCCAGTGTTGATGTTCCACTTCTTGAAGTCGGGATGCATCTCCAAGCTGCCTGTCACCCAGTCCTGGTAATGGTTGGTTTCATCCATCACCAATAGAATCTTCATGTCAGCTCTGTTCACCAGTATGTGACATTTGAGCTGGGTGATGACATCTACCCGTTTTTCGAGCCATCGCGCCACGCTGTCGATGGTGCCGTGGATGCTGACCGGCTTGGGTTCTTTCAGTTCCAAGGCTTTTCCTTGCCTGATTTCGAGGGTTTTGACACCGCCCTCAACGGTCACGTTAATTGTCTCCATTTGCTGTTAATTCTTTAAGGTTAAAAACTAATCCACGGCAGTACAAATCGCCGTCTTCAAAAATGTCGAACGTGGCGTGGGGGATGTCGCTTTTCATCAGCCAGCTGCAATCGGGATCTTTGGGTCCCCATACCGCATCTACTTTTGCCGCATTGGCGATGAGTCGTTTGTAATGTGGGCAGTTGTCATCGTCACATTCGTTCAGTAAAAGGCCGTGTTCATTGAAGTAAGCTGTGCCGCCGTCCCATGCCGGAATTTCATCGTTGATGACTCCGCACAAGTTCATGTAATCATCGCTTCGCCCCAGCACCACCACCAGATGGTTTTCACTTGCTAAAAGGCATTCGTCAGGTCTGATTTCTCTGCGGTATTCGCGGCCGTTAATCATATCTGCCAACTCTTCTTTAGTAATCTGTGCCATTGCGTTTGATGGTTAAAATGGATGTTTGTTTTTCTTCGGGCAATAATGGGCGGGTACCCACGCAGTATCCGTTCACGTCGTAGATAAACATGAGGTTCGATTCCTGTTCGTCCATCAGGAACACCGTTCCTCGCTGGCTTACCGATTCAAACTGGATGGTTCGTATCAGCTCCGACCGCCGTTCGTTCAACTCCTTTATCTTTTTTCGCAGCACGGCTGTTGCGTCTTTGAGTTGTGCTTTCAGGTCTTCAACCTCCATGTCTTTTTGGTAGAGTTCTGTTTTGCATTCGACCACTTCGTCGGGTTCGAGTTTGCGGGTGTAGTGTTCGTTTTCGAGCACCTTGTAACAGGTGTCTCTTAAAATCTCAGCCCGTCGGTGGATGGGCTCTGTGGCTAAAATCTGTTTTTGCATTAGCGTTGGCTTATTGGGTTTGACAATCTCATTTCTTCTTTGGCTTTAGATGTGAGGGTTCGCATCCAATCCAGTTGGTGGGTGGCGGTCCGGTTGAGGCGTTCCACCCAGTCGGCAACGTAGTTTTCATCGAAGGTGGCTGCATCAACCAACTTGCTGAGAACTGATGGCGGGATGTTGGCTTGCTTTCCCATCTCCCTCACGATGGAGGTGGAGAGGGCTTTGTTGCGGTGGTACTTCGAATCGGCAAGCATCTTACCTGTTCGGGCAATGTACACGGCCAAATCGTTGCCCCGTTCGGCAATCTCTTCGATGTTATCGCCCACCGTAATCTCCAAAAACGATTGGATGCTTTCGCATTCTGCCTTGATGGCGTGTAGTTCCTGTATCATGGTTTTGTGGTTTATGCAAACATCATCCAGTATTTAAAGGCTAAATCATCGACCTTCTCTTTTCCGCTTCGGTATAGTTCGTCGCCCCTTTTGATGGGTACTTTGAATACTTTGAAGTTGACTTTTGAAATGCCTATCAACACATCTTGGTTGCTTCCGGCCATGTCCATGTACCAAGCTCGTTGACGATCGTAGTCAAAGTGGTAAATGGCATCGACAAACTGTTTGTGTGTAGTGGCTGTGGTTGACTTTATGTCGCCACCCCATCCAAGCACGTCCATGAACAAGTCCCACTTGGAGCGGGTAGGGAGGTAGTATTCAAACCCGTCGGTCACGAAACGTTGGTTTGGGTTTATCATCACCTTCTGAGGGGTTGAACGCTCAAGCATATTGCGGCAAAAGTCGTCGCGCAAAAAGGCTTTCTTCATCTCGTTGGCTTTGTCGAAATCCTCTTGGGTGTATGGCTCGCCCGAACACTCCAACGTAGAGTAATTCACGCGGTGACTTTCTGTAATCATGCAATCGATCAGCGTGCCGAACTTGTAGGCGTTGGTCGGATCGGGCGAATCAACCGCATAGAGCATTTTTTTTAAAGCTGAAAGGTCGGAGTTGCTTACCTCCGACCTTCCGTAGTATGGGTCTTTCATTTGCGTGCCTGTACTTTGACCTGTTCTTTGTACTCGATGTAAGGGGTCTTGATGGTTTCGCTGTTCTTGTGGGCGTATTTCTCACAAAAGGCTTTCATCTGCCCCAGGGTCTTTTTGTCCAATTGGTCGATGGGGAGGTCTTTACCCTCCTTTTCAAACCAAAAGGAGAAAATCAATCCATAGGCTGCCGGATGCTTCACGATGATTTCGTATCCGGTGCGTTCCTTTGCCGGCTCACTTGTGGCCGTGGCGTCAAAGTGGGCTTGCATTTCGGCCGCTTTGGCTTTGGCATCGGCTTCGGCCTTGATTTTGGCATCTGCTTCGGCTTTCTCTTTGGCCAGACGATCGGCATCGTCTTTGGCTTTTTGGTCTTGCAGGGCTTTGAGTCGTGCCGCTTCCGCCTGGTTGGTTTTTTCAGCTTCGGCGATGGCTTCGAGTTCAGTTCGTCGTGATGGGATTTTGGTGGACAAATCGGCTTTGGCTTCCGCTACTTTGGCTTTGAATAGCTGTTTGTATTCATCGGCCTTGCCTTGCATGATCTGCGCCTTGATGGCTGCTTTTTCCTCTTTGCTGACGAATTGTGTTTGCACATTGGCCGTGAAGGCATCGTAAACCGCCTGCGAGAGGTTTTCGGGGATGGTTGCAATGCGGTGTGCTGTTTCGTCGAGCGTGTTCAGGGTGGTGGCGTTGAACCAATCGTGTAAGGTTTGCACAGCCGCACTGATGACGTTGGTGATGTAACTGCCCAGTTGTGTTTCGATACCGGCAGTAACGGTTGCCTTTTCCGTTTCGTAGGCTTTGAGGCGTTCGGCTTCTGCTTCCCTTTTCTTTTGTTCAGCCAGTTTGGCCGTTGCAAAGTTGTTACGTGCCTGCTGTATCTGTGCCACCACGCTTTCGGCTCGTTTGGGGTCGAGGGCTGCTTCAATGGTGGTGAACTCTTTTTTAAAGGCGTCCAACAGTTGGGTGATGGGCTTGCGTTGCTCCATGATCAGCTCCAGTGTTTTTCGCGCTTTCACCAGATAGGCGTTGGCTTCGTCGTCTTTTTGGTCGTTCATGCCTTCGGCCATCTTCAATATTAACGCCTGGCCGGCTTCGGTGGCTTTAACCACACGTGATTTGTTTTGCTCAAGCACCATGGGGGCTGAGGCTGTTATTTCCTGAAATTTTGCTAATTCGTTACTCATGGCTGTATGGTTTAAAATACATCGTCGTCATCTTGTACTGTCACACCTTGTTGCTCAAACTGGTCAATTTGTTGCTGTGGTGTGTTGGGGAATACCTGTGTGACAGGCTTTGGAGGTAGCTGATCTTGCGGGATAGTTTCCGTGAGCCCGTAGTCCATGGCTTGTGGTTCGGTTTCCTGCAGTTTCGAGAAGTTGCCAATTCTCACCTTTGGGAAGGTTTTGAAGGCGTGTTTGATGGTTTTGGCGGCAAGAAAGCCGGGGTCAATGTCTCCATCGTTTGATGAATAGAGGGCGTTGGCTCCTGATGTTTTGTTTTTCTTGGCTGAATAGCCTTTGAGGCGTTCAATGTCATCGGGCAACAGGTAGAAGAAATCAAAGGAGTTGTCAGGCCGTGTCAGCCGGATGAATGACCCGATGATTTTTTTCGACTGTCGCGGGATGGCCGCTTCATACAGGCAAATCTTTTGACCTCGTTCGTTCACAATGGGTTTGAACTTGTCGCCTTCGTAAACAATCACGGGGCTGTCGGCATAAAGCAATTGTCCGGCTTGCATCCTCAACACCAGTTCGCCGTATGGGCTGATTTCAAGCGTGGCTCGTTTTTCGTAGTTGTTCCCCACCTTGGCATTTCCCCATAGGAGATAAACCAACGGTTGGGAGACGTTTTCAAGTGTTAAGGCCATGGATGCCAAATCGAGAAAACATCCATACACCGAGAAGGCCGTGCACTGCTTGAGGTGTTCCGCATCCTGAATGATTCGCGAAAAGTTGTATCGTTCCTTTTCGTAAAAGTTGACCGCTTCGTCCTCTTCGGCCTTGTGCAGCTTCATGAACATGCTGATGACACGTTGTTTCACCCGTTCATCGTCAAAAACCTGCAGGGGCTTCATCGCCGTCAGGTCTTGGATTGATAATTTTGTTTCCATCTTTATAGTATTTGTTGGTATCTGAAAAAAGAAAGGGGGAATCGTAGTCTCCCCCTTATTCGTCGTCCATCTCTTCGTCCTCGTCAAGCGAATTGATGTAATCCTCTTCATCTCTGAATCCGGCCATCCGAGCCATCCCGTCCCACGGGTTCTCGGTGCGCCAACTGTCGTAATTTGCGTACATAATTGAAAGTTTTATGAGTGTATGAATAGTGCCGGATAGCGGAATCGAACCGCTGTCTCTTCCCCAGGACGAAGGCTCTGCCAACTGAGCTAATCCGGCAAGAAGGGGAGAAGGGGAATTAAATACTTCTCCCCGTTTGCCGGTGTTATTCCCCGGCTCAGTCATGTGCTGCATTGGTTTGTATGATGTGGAGTAAAAGAGCGTGAAACTCTCCCGAAACGGCAAACATGGCATGCAGTCGTCACACCCTCAGACCGGAGGGTGTTTAATTCCCGTTTCTACACTGCGTGGTGCGTACAGTATTCGAACCTGTTTTATCCTTGCGGATACTCGCCAGAGCTAACGCACCCTCTGTAATAGTCGCTCGTTGACTCACTATAAGCTTTGCCTTGAGGGGTCACCGCCCAAGATGGCTGCCCTGTTCGGAATTGCGCTTACCGACTATTTTTCATCATGTCAAAGACCGTGGTGGCTTGGTGCCAGTGTGAGGGCTTTATGCCTGTGCCCCCTTGTGCCCTGCGTTCAGGGCTCTTAGTATTCCGTTCTCTATTTGCTCGATGTCTGACAGGTAGATTCCCTCGGGGCACTCATAACGGAGGTTGCTTCCGTTGTCGTTGGTCACGTATATCATGTTCAAATTTGTGTTGCAGGTCATGCGCACGCCTGATGCGATTTCCTTTTCCCAAACTCCCGGTGCGGTTGCGTTCATGGTAGATGTGTTTTTTATTGGTTATTCAGTCATGTTGTGTTTGTACCAACTGGCTCTGTTACTGGTGGCGGCCACAGCATCGAGCTGTATCCTGTCGATGCGTACTTTGCAGTTTCGGGCTCCGTCTTTTATTGGTTTGAGTAAGCCCTCGTTAATCCATCGGTTCACGGTGTATTCGCCGTGTATTCGTTGAGCTTCCTTTAGTGTCAGGTATGGTTTGAGTTGACCTACTTCAATCAGTGCTTTCTTGGCGGCCATTTCGGCGGTGTCAATCATCAGCCTTTTGATTTCAATGTCGCTTAGCTGCATTGTTCATCGTTTAAATAGGTTTTTATCTTTTGCGTATCGGATAAAATCAGCCATCGAGTGAATGTTGAGCTTCTTGAAGCTGTTTTTTCTATGGTTGTTAACTGTGTTGAGAGAAATAAAAAGGGTAGAGGCAATGTCATCATCGGTGCGACCTTCGTAAGCCATTTGCATCACTTCCATTTCACGCTGGCTCAGGCTGCTGTTGAACTTTGGGTTGCAAATAATGCCGTCGTATTTGCATTCACCTCGAAGGGGGCATGGTACAAACTCGAAGTTCATGCGTCCCAGGTGGTCGATGTCCATCACATTGTCATACTGTCCGAAATTGCACTTGATGAACCGGCGAACTTTCAGGAATCGGTAATATGAAGGGTTGCTTCGGCTGGGCTTGTAGTTCTCGCATAGCGCCTTATCAGCATCAGGATAAAACTCGTGGATGATGCCCTCCATTTTTTCCAAAAAATCGCTGTCGCCCTGGCTAAGTTGGTGTGTGCCTGATTCGTCCTGAATCATCACCTCGTTGTTGGGAGCTGTGTAAAATTCTGATGGCTTCATGCTTTCTCAATTTCAGGAAATAGCTCTTCGATGGGTTTGCCAATGATTCTCGACATGTAGGCTTTTTCGATGGGGCTGGCAGGGTGCTTGAGGTTAATCCATCGGTACACTGTGCTCTTGTTCTTTTGCGTTTTGCGTTCCACCTTACTGCGAAAAACTCGCTTTTGCGTCTCGTCAAGGCTGTCGTAATAGTCTTTAATTGTCATTTTGTTGTGTTTTTATGCGTTGGGGATGTCCTGTTCCGTTTATTTTTTTCATATTTGTGTTGCATTGTGCAATTACCCTTTAATCTTGTCTTATGAAAGAATTAGTTCTTTGTAAGCACTTTATCGACAATCCTGATCATAAATGGCAGTCGTTACAAGTGCCTGAAAAAGCCAATCAGTTGCTTGCCGAAGGCTGGCATCTCGAAAACACCTTTTATTCAGAAGGTGCGGTGGTGTTTGTATTGTCGAGAGATGCCGAAGTGCGTTGAAATAATGCGAAGGCTTCCCTGATCGCTTTTACGTCTTCAATGGCTTTGTCGAAGTCACTCAGGCTGCTTAGTTCCATCCCTATTTCGGCGCTTAAGAAGGCCGGGTTTTTGGTGAATGTGGCTTTGATTGTCATGGTCACAGTGTTTTGTTGTTTATGTTTTCTTTTTTGCATTGTGCCCTTTGGCGGTGTTGCATGATGCAAATATAGAAGAAAGTTCAATATCGTCAAAATGAATATTGAAATATTTTCAACATTTATGGAAAGAAAAATAGATCGATTTGATAGGTATATGTCCCTCAATGGGTTAAATGATAATAAAGTTACAGTGCAATTGGGGCTTTCTGTGGGCACATTGGGGAAAAGCAGAAAAGAAGGTCGCGATTTATCTGATGCAACCATAGAAAGAATATTGAACTTCTATACTGACATAGAAAGGGTGTGGTTAGTTACAGGAGTAGGTGAAATGCTAAAAACACCGACTTTGGATGCCAATGTTCGCATTGTTGATAAGAGCATCGAAGTCACCAAAGCCCCCCTCATTGGCCAGTACGCCTATGCCGGTTATTTAAGCGGGTTTGCCGACCACGAGTACTTGGAGGCGCAGCCCATTTATGTGGCTTCAAAAAGGTATTCGGGTGGTAACTATGTGGCCTTTGAAATACGGGGCGACAGTATGGACGATAACACACGCCGAGCCATTTGCCACGGCGATGTGGTTTTGGCAAAGGAGTTGAAAAAGGACTATTGGCGATCAAAACTGCACATCCCCAAAGTGTTCGTGATTGTACATCGCGAAGAGGGAATCACTTGTAAAGAAATAACTGAGCACGATGTAGAGACTGGTGACATTGTTTGCCATAGCTGGAACTCAACTCACCGCGATTTTACCTTAAATCTGCGTGATGTGGCGCAGTTGTTTTATTTGAAGGAGATTAAGAGGGATGTGATTTAGATTTGTATAAATCAATCAAATATACACTACCAATGAAAAACGTATTAATCTACACTTTTTTAAGTTTATCGCTCCTCCTTGCATCGTGCGTAAGCAAAGAAGAGATGCTTACAAAAGAAAAGTGGTTTTTGGCAAAGAAAGAAACCAAAATTGAAGGGACTGTTGTTTTTAAAAAGTCTGATAACGAATGGATTTTGACATTTGATAAAGATGGCGATGTTAAGTCTATTGAAAATAGCGGGTTATTTCCGGCAACGCTTCAATGGCAAATTTTGGATGGTAAAACATTGAAGTTTGTTACGAGTACCAAGGAAGTCGAATTTCATATTTCGACACTGAATGAAGACCAATTAAGTGTTTGGACGTATGAGAACGGGACGTTCGATGATATTCATTTTACATTTTTTTCTGAAACCAGTGAACTTTGGGATCTTTATTCAGATGAATATGTTGATGCTTACCGAAGTGGGAAATAATGGCGATTGAAAAGGATTATGAATTTTAATCATTTTTTATTTATATCACATAATGGCACGCAAATCAGACCCTTTAAAACTAATTTTTGCTGTTGGTAAGGCAACATACAAAGCTGGTTTAGCAGCGTCCAGAGAAGCAGATAAAAGAGCCAAGGCTAATTCGGCTGCTCAAAACCGTGCATTTCGTGAGCAGGAACGAATAAACAACTCAAACCGTAAAGCACAGGAACGCGAACAAAGCCGACTTCATGCTGAGATTGAGCGAAAAGGGAGATTAGCCGCAAAGGAACAAGAACAAAATGCAAAACTTGTGGCTAAGATAAATGAGCAAAAAGCCAGGGAACAAGAAAAAATAGACAAACAGTTCGATTTCGGTGCGACTTCGTTTGACGATAAAGTGAGAAACAGGATATTGAAATCGAGCTTGCTACGAGCTGTGCTTTATGTAAAAGACACACAAAACTGCTCATTGATTGATGCAATTACAACGACTCAACAATTAACCCAAAACCCTTAATTATGTATATTTTTATCATCGCGGTGCTTGCAATTGTCTTAGTTGTAGTGGCTACTAACTTAAGTAAAGCAGAAAAGAAGCTAAAAGAGTGTCAAAGTCAATCTTTGAATAAGAGTACAGAAATAAGTGAACTGCAACGTCACAATTCTGAACTGCAACGTTATGCTTCTGAGCTCAACGAAAAGATAGGACGCTTAATTAAATACGAAAAAATAATTGATGCAGAAGAGGAGTCAAAAGCAATAATCTTAAAAGCAAACTACCTGTTAAAAAAAACGGAACAGGATATGCGTATTGCTGCCGATTTGATTGATGAGGAAATCGTTAAATCAAAGGATGTGGCAAAGCAGATTGTTGCCGAAGCTAAGTCTGAAGCTCAAGTTATTAGACAAAAGGCTGTTGTTGTTCGCGAAAAGGCAGAGGAAGAAGCACTTGCTAAAATTAATAATGCTACAACCCAATCCGATTTAATCATTGAAGGTGCTCGCAATAAGGCTGTCGAAATAGGCGGTGATGCTTACCTATCTTTAGAGAAAACTAAGTTTTATCAGGACTTATTGAAGTCGCTCGAGAACATCGTTGATGGCTATGGGAACAAATACATTATTCCCATGCATTCGTTCCTTGATGATCTTGCCGATGACTTTGGTTATACTGAAGCTGGTGCGGAATTAAAAAAGGCGCGCGAAATTACACGCAACCTCATTGAATCGAACAATGCCGGCATGTGTGATTATGTTGAAAAAGAACGACGTGAAGCAGCCATTAATTTTGCCGTGGATGCATTTAACGGTAAAGTGGATACTATCCTGTCCAGTCTTAAAGCTGATAATTTCGGCACTGTCGAGCAAAAGATTAAAGACGCCTTTGCATTGATAAACCACTTAGGCCAGCCATTTAAAAATGGGCGCATTAAAGTTGCATATCTTAATGCACGCATTCAAGAAGCTTATTGGGCTTGTATCGCGATTGAGTTGAAAATGAAACAACAAGAAGAGCAACGTCAAATAAAAGAACAGATTAGAGAAGAGGAAAAGGCAAGAAGAGAGTTTGAACGGGCGATGAAGGAAGCTGCCAAAGAAGAAGAGATGCTCAAAAAGGCTATGGATAAAGTTCAAAAAGAACTATCTGCAGCCTCCGAAGAACAGAGGGCTAAATATGAAGAAAAACTAGCTGAATTAAATAAGCGATTGGTAGAAGCCGAAGAAAAGAATCAACGAGCAATATCGATGGCTCAACAAACAAGATCCGGTCATGTTTACGTTATTTCAAATATCGGTTCTTTTGGAGAAGATGTGTATAAAATTGGTATGACAAGGCGATTAGAACCTAAGGATAGAATCAAGGAACTTGGTGACGCGAGCGTCCCCTTTGAATTTGATGTCCATGCCTTGATTTATAGTGATGACGCTCCTGGGTTAGAAAAGGAACTTCATAAGACATTTGTGTCTCGTCAAATGAATAAGATAAATCCGCGAAAAGAGTTCTTTAAATTAGGCTTGAAGGACATAAAAGACCATTTGGATACCAAAGATATAAAGGCGCAATGGACGATGGTCGCGGAAGCAAGAGAATACAGGGAAACGCAAGCCTTGGAAAAGGAACTTGCAGAGAATGAAGTTGTGCAACAGCAATGGATGCTAAGCCAAGCAAATGAAATTGATAAAATTGAGTTGTCAGAACTTGAGGAAGTTGAAGTGAATCAATAAGCATTATTCAGCAATGAAATTTATACCATTCTTTTTATTGATGTTGTTATTCTCATCATGCACAGCTAAGCGCACATGCGACTCTGTTTTGGATGCCGCAAAAGATGGCAGATTGTACTATGCAATAGGAAATTCAAATTCAATACATTTTAATTATTGGGATTTAATCACTCATCCGCCAAAAGAAGACACTTCTAGAATGGAGAGTCGGATTATGATACCCCAGAACTTTGACAGCTATGAATTCATTGCAGAAGAAGAGATTGGAATGGATACTCTTATCAGGCATGTCAATCTGAATAGTTTTAGTGACCTTACTACGGAGGGCATTAAGATAGTGAAAGATATATATATGAATAAAGATGGAGCAACGCTGGTTAATGATTCAATTATCAAATACACTGAGGCTCCTGCTCCAATTCGTCAGATTACATATCGTCTTTCTTTTGGAAATCAGAGTTCAGTTCAGATGTTTATGTGTCTAAAAACGTCAGATGGTTGGAAAGTATTTTCATCTGTCAATCATCTTAATTAGTGACTTTTACTATAAATCAAAAGTAACCCATGCCCTCCCTTGTCACCCTTCGGTTTTGTCGTTCCACAGCTAAAGACTTCAAAGAGTTGTTGACGCGGTGCAAACGTTTCGATGGCTTTAGTCAGGACGGCGATCGTTATCAACTGTCCATAACCAGTCCCAACGAGTTGCTTCAGCACTGGTCCGATTTCATGGTGTTGGCCACCCGCTTGCCTAAGCTGTCGGGGTCGTCGGCCACCTTCATGGGCGATGATGTGGTACCATTTACTCCTGAACTGTTTTATAAAATTCAGGACAGCCTTTACTACTGCTACCACAACGGCTATCAATCGACATCCTTTAGGGGGCAGTTTTGCGATTCGGACTGGGGATGTAAGCATCTCAATAAAATGCTTCGTTATCTGCCGGCCGACAGGTGGCAGTCAGTGCGGCACTGGTATCGGTATGGACGATATGTGGCAGGGGAGTGGATGATTGATAAAGGAGCCATCTTCCAGGCATTAAAAACCGAGGCAGAGCTAAAACGGCTATCTGTTTGTCCTGTTTTCTCGCTGCAAAGCATTAAGGCAATTGTGGATCAGTTGCCCGATAAAATCACCATCGATCACACCTGGCAAGTTCTCACCCGAAGCGAAGTCACCGAAAGGGGTATTGTTGATGTGCCGTACATGATTCTTCCGAACCCTCCCGTTCAGCACGATATTGAGCCTTTCTCCGACGCCCCCGATGAAGATGTGCCCCCGCCAATGCCCAATGTGGCTGATGTTGACAAGTGGACGGAGGAGGAGATAAATAGGTTTTTGGATGGGATGAAAAGATAATGTATTTTCATATTTTATTCATGATGTACAAGATATAACTATATCTGAATATAAGCATAGAAACTTGTGGTATGTATGTTACAGTTAATTGTTAGGTAAACCCAATTTAATATATGATCTATGGCTTCAGCAAATGTTGAAATTAGCATCTTTAAAATAAAAGAAAAACGCCTAAAAGCAATTCATTACTATGATTTGCGAGATATTAATGGTCTTAATTTTTTCGACCTATTAATTGATAAGTTTGTTGGCTTCTGTAGTGAAAAACAAATTGATGAAAAAGAGGAAAGAACATATCCTTTTGCGTTTGACGATCAAGGTAGGTCAATGATTAAAATAAATAAGGAGAAAGGAATATTTTCCGGGATACTTGAAGCAGGTGAATTTGGGAAGACAAGAAAAATTGCTGAAATAAATAGAGAAAATGGGGAAGTGAGCTTGGAGTATAAAGGCAATATTTCAATCGACAACACCGTACTGGATCCCTTTTTTTTCATGCTTGTAGTTCCTCCACGAAAATCAAATACTCTTTTTATTCTAACTGAAAAAAAAGGAACGAGATCAATAAGTAATAGAATTCGAAACTTATTAATCCAATTTTTCAATTATTATTTCACAAACGATAATGAAGTAAAACTTAAATGTGAAATTAAACCATACATTGACGATGAAGTTGCGAAGCATTATTTAAATGAAGGTGTTTACAAATCAATTACATTCAGTCGATCATCTTTGCCTGCAGATATATCAGCTAGATATCATTTAGGGAACTTTTACAACAAAGATTTTGAAATTCAATTAACAATTAAAGCGAAAAGGGGGCGAGCCATATCTTTGCTTGCCAAAAATAAAATACTAGACATAGTAAGTCAAAATCCAGATGGGTTCTTTACTTATCCAGCTTTTAATGAAATTGGGTTTGATAATAGAGAAACTCGAATAAGTGTGCGTTCCGACCTTGGAGGTGTTCCAAAGAAAATCAACATCGAAAATCAAAAGGTTAGGTCTTCATATGAATTAGATGTAACTTTAAATGCTGCTAATAACTTTAATTTTGAGTCACTTTATGACGAGTCTATCTTATTGCTAAACGGCTTGAATCTTGATTTATTTAATTAACCAAAGAGGATATGGAGCTCAATGATAGATGTGCTGATTCAAAAATTTGCTTTATGCATATTTACAAGGATCATCGAGAAACTTTTAGGATGTCAAATAAAAAATTCCGGAGGGGGGATAAGTGGACATTTATTATTATCCCAATTTTATTAACTATCTCATTGTTTATACTTGTTAAAGTCCCAAATAGTAATATTATAGATTTTATTACTGTTTCAATATCTATTTTTGTAGGTTTGTTCCTCAATCTTTTAGTTTTATTATTGACAACTATCAAGGCAAGTGAAAATATTTCGGATGTAAAGGGTCGAAAGGAGTTAATTAGCCAGACTTTTAAAAATGTGTCATTTGCAATATTAATTGGAGTTTTTGCGCTAATTATGGTGTTTTTGTTTAACATGAGCCCATTCCCTGATACTCTTATACTGCCATGTTGTTGTTTAAATGCTAATTATCTTTTTAAATGGATAATTTCATTTTTTATTTACCTTCTTACCATTGAGATATTTATCCACCTTTTAATGATACTCAAACGAATTTATAGTTTGTATGACGTCGATATTAAAACTTCATAAATAATAACAATGAGACAATTGCTAATAAATAATATTGCATCCAAACTTGAATTATTTGATGGTGGAGAGAAAAAACAAACAATTGAATTAATTGTGAGTTTGAATACGGATGAATTAAGTAGAATAGATAATTATATCAGTTCAAAAGATTCATCCACTAAAATTTCACATCTGTCTTTAAATGATTCGTTTATAAATCTCAAAACTAGTGATGGGGAAGGTGTAAGTCTGTTTTTGTGACTAATTTTATCACTTTCCGATTCGCATCATCCACAATACTCCAATCACGGGCAATGTAAATGTCCGTGATTTTTGTTTTGTCGTCCACATGGTTGAGAGCCATGTGAACATCATCTTTGCTAATGCGGCAATCATTTCGGGCGATAGTAGCCCAGCTGTGGCGGGCGTAATATGTTGATAGAGGAATGTCTAACCCCAGTTTCTCTGCGATAACCTTGAGCCCTTTGTTGAGGTTGCTATTGAATGCTTGAGCATTTGTGTAGCGTTCGGCAAAATTGAAGGCTTTCCCCCCTTGTGTGGCTCTGTATTTGTCAATCAATACTTTTACTTCTGGTTCAATTCGGATTGATATCTGGGCATCATCCCTTCGTCTGTCAGATGTCTTCTCTCTGTTGTATGTAATTCGGCCATTTTTGATAGAACTAGCTGGCATCCCAAATAGGTCAACCGTGTTAGTGCCCACAAGCATGAACGAAATTAAAAACACATCCCTTGCAATGATGGCTCTTTCTGTTAATCCGTCATCAGGAAGAGTTAGGATTGCCTTTATCTGCTCAATTGATAGGTTCCGTTTCTTGGTTTCCTGGAGTGGTTTAATCTTGTATTTTTTGAACGGGTAGTGTTTAATGACTATCTCATCTTTATCATCATCATTGAACTGCATGATGGCCGCATTGAATAAAGTGCGGATGTTTGACATGTAGTTGCGTATCGTCATGTCCGAAACAGGTGGTTGAATCACTTCAACCGGGACTCCCAATTGGTTGTCGCGGATGACTTTTCGCTCCGTTTTCAGATGATTTTCAAACGACATCAGGAACTTTGATGTGATTTCGGAAAACATCACCTTTTCCCTGCCAGTGTAATCCACTATTGCATTAAGTGTCGATCGGAATATTCGTGTGTAGTTATACTTTAATTTAGATGCGTAGTCCCGTCCAAACTCGATGAAGTCGATATCGCCTCCGGAATCCTTCGATTGCTTAACGAATAAATCAGCAAGCTCTTTCGCGGTGTAGTATTCAATTTTAGACCCTAGCTTCTTTAATTTTATGTCTTCATAGTCGGCAATTCTATTGTTGAGCTCCCTCAACAAAAACGCATCCTTTAGTTCGAAGCCCTTCCCGACCTGACGAATCTGTTTTTTCGATACTCGGTATTCCGTTTTAATGTATGCACTTTGACGCTTCCATGTTACTCGAATCGAAACGGGGTATGTAGCATCCTCCCTTTGTTGATGCTCAAACACACAGACCTTAAATGTTGCCATCTTAAATATTTGCTGCTAATATTTTATTCTGCACATACTCAAAAGACTTGTCAAATGATATGTATTTAGTTATATTCCGGTATTTTGAAATGATTACATCAATATCCTTTTTAACTTTTGGATTAATAATATTACCGGCATCGATGTCTTCCTGATAAACAAAGAAGTTGGTTTTTACATAAAAACTCCTCCTTTTGTATGTAAATCGAATTTTAACATTCATTGTCCCATCTCTTTTTAAATGATGCTCCATTGCAATTGGCCTAATAGATACAGAAGACCTTGAAGGGATGTAATTAGAATGCTCGATGTCGTTATTTTGTGATTTATTAAATGGAGGCTTTAATGCCTTAATTAAGATGGTCTCAACTCTGCTCAGCGAATCAACCGGAACTAATTCATACATAACTCGATTAAATGGCTTAGTCCCCTCCACTATATGTTCAAGGATTCTTTTGGCTATATTCTGAGCCTTGCCAATATAAACTAACTCATCATTATTATACAGGAAATAAACGCCAGAACTAACCACAAGTGATTTTAAGTCCATCTCTTTTGCGTTGATTACAACATCATTTTTATTCAT